CAGCGGCAGGGCAGCTACAGCAGCGGCCAAGCCCCAAAGGCGGCGGTATCCTCAAGTCAAGCTGGTGGGTGCCGTGGGAAAAAGAAAATTTACCCGACAATATCGAATATGTAATCCAATCTTGGGACACAGCCTTTGAAACAAAGGAAAGCTCCAGCTTCAGCGCCAGAACAACTTGGGGCGTATTCAAGTATCAAGGATACGACTGCGCCATCGTGCTAGAGGCGTGGTACGATAAAGTTAACTACCCACAGCTACGCAAGCTGGCGCAGGAGGCATACGATGACTGGGAGCCAGATGCAGTCTTGATAGAGAAGAAGGCTTCGGGAAGCAGCTTGCTGCATGATTTGAGGCAGGCAGGGGTGCCAGTGCTGGCGTACAGCCCAGACCGAGATAAAGAAGCTCGCGCACACGCCGCATCTGCCCTGCTGGAAGACGGCAGAATATTCTATCCCAAGCGCAAATGGGCCGAAGATTTGATCTCAATATGTGCCGCCTTCCCCGCTCACCCAAATGATGATATCGTTGACACTTGCACCCAAGCATGGCTAAGACTGAGAAAAGGATGGTTCTTAGGCCACACTGAAGACCCCGACGAGGACGATTATCAAGAACCGCAAAGGATAACTCTATATGGCTGATCCAAATGTAATCCCGTTTGCCGAAGGCGCACCCGCAGATGACCTGATGGTAGAGACCCTCCCAGACGGTGACGTGCTAATCGGTGATCCAGAGCTTGACGTAATCGAAGAAAGCGACAACGGCTTTGATGCAAATCTCGCAGAAGAGATCGACGCACGCGAGTTATCGGCCAAGGGCGCGGAGCTTGTCAGCTTTTACGAAAACGATGAAGCCGCACGGGACGAGTGGAAGACTCGGTACAAGGCTGGCCTAAAAACCTTAGACCCAGACGGGGGCTTAGATGAAAGCGAAGACGAGAGGGCCACCCGTGGCCTGTCCATCGTTGTTCACCCCCTAATCGCAGAAGCGGCAACCCAATTTAACGCCAAGGCCATCGCAGAGCTTTACCCGTCAGGTGGCCCAATCAAGTCGGTCATCATTGGTCAGCCAGACGAGGAAATCGAAGAGCAGGGCCGCAGGGTCAGAGAATTTATGAATTATCAGATCACAGAGGAAATGCCCGAATACTTTCCCGATCTGGATCAAATGCTGTTTCACTTACCGCTGGTCGGTCAGACGTTCAAAAAGGTGTGGTGGGACGTAAACCTCGACAGGCAATGCAGCCAGTTCGTCAAGGCAGAAGATTTTTGCGTGGCACCAGAGAGCAAAGACCTCTACACATCTCCACGCTATACTCACCTTATTAGAATGCCAAAGAACGACTACAATCGCTACGTTCAAAACGGCTACTACCTCCAGACCAGCGATGCAGGCAGCGATGATGTCGATCCAGCCGACAGCGTTATTGGCGAAATCGAAGGCGTTGATGAATACGACGATAGCAATGATGACATAATCACACTGCTGGAAATGCACGTATATGATTTGTTCGACGGCATTGACGGCGAAGAAATGGATGAAGAGGATCAGGACGATAACGCTGTCGCCCTGCCCTACGTCATTACCATTGATTACGACAATCAAAAGATCGTGTCGGTCAGGCGCAATTGGCGCGAAGACGATGAGATGAAAAAACGCCGTGACTGGTTTGTGAGCTACAAGTTCTTGCCCGGACTTGGGTTCTACGGCTTTGGCCTATATCACATGATCGGTGGGCTGGGCAAAGCGGCGACAGGATCACTTCGCGCTCTGCTCGACAGTGCCGCATTCGCAAATATGCAGGGCGGGTTCAAGCTGCGTGGCCGTGTTACTGGCGGCGATGTGCAAGTTAACCCCGGTGAGTTTGTCGATCTCGACAGCACCGTCGATGACGTTAACAAAGCCATAATGCCACTGCCGTTTAAGGAGCCGTCAGGGTCGCTGTTTAATTTGCTGGGCTTTATGGTCGATGCAGGCCAACGCTTTGCATCCACAGCCGATCTTAATGTCGGTGACGTAAATCCAAACGCCCCAGTGGGATCGACGGTTGCCTTAATTGAGCAGGGATCGAAGGCGTTCAGCGCAATTCACAAGCGCCTGCACTACTCGCAGGGCCAAGAATTTAAAATGCTGGCGGCTCTAAACGCAGAAAATCTGCCAGAAGAGTTTACCTTCTCACGCGCTGGAGCAGCCGAAACGGTCTATGCCGCCGACTTTGATGACCGCATTGACATCGTGCCTGTGTCCGACCCCAACATCTTTAGCACCGCCCAGCGTATCGCGCAGGCACAGGCCGTTCTGCAAATGGCGCAGGCCGCACCGCAACTGCATGATATGTACGAGGCGTACAAGCGGATGTACGAGGCGATCCGCATTCAGAACATCGATGAAATACTGAAAAAACCAGAAGAAGCGGTACAGATGGACTGCATCGATGAAAATATGAGCGTGATGTATGGCAAGCCAATCCGCGCCTTCATTGAACAAGACCATGAGGCGCACATCGCGGTGCATATGCAGTTTCTGCAAGACCCATCTTTGGCTGGCAACCCCGGCGCTAAAACTATGCAGCCGATCTTAATTGCACACATCGCAGAGCATATCGCGCTGCTGTACCGCCTCAGAATGCAGGCGAGTGTGGCAATGCCACTGCCGCCACTGCCCGACTTTAAAGACCCCAACTTTAAGTTTGAGGACGTTGATCCAGAGCAAGATCGCTTGATTAGCCAACGGGCCGCAGAAGTGGTCAGGGCCGCACCTCAGATGAAGCAGATCGAAGCCATCAGGGGCGTTGGTCAGCAGGGTCAAGGTCAGGGCAATCCGCTGGAATACGCGCAGCAATTGGCAAAGTTGGAGACCGAAGCCCTTACGGCCAGAACACAGGCGCAAATTGCTGCCGATCAGGCCAAGGCTCAATCGAACATTCAGATCAAGCAGGCAGAGGCCAAGCAAGATATGCAGATCGAAATGGCAAAGGCGCAGGCCGACTTGCAGGCGAAGGTCACAAAGCTGGAGGCCGAATTGCAGCTTGAGCGGGAGAAGAACGCAGCAAAACTAGAAATGGAGGCAATGAAGAATGTACCCCCCACGATATAATTTGCCCCCCATTAATCCTGCCGCCTTCGGCGGTTTGCCGAAAGAGCAAGCGCAGGGTGCGCGGCCCCCGCCCTCCTCCCAAGGTGGGGGTCAGCAGCCCATAGACATGAATAAATATTTAATGAATAAAGTAGCTGAGATTCGACAGCGCATGGGCGCTGGTGATATGGGTGCCTTGACGGCGATATCGGACGCCGCACAGGTTCCAGTACAGCAGCCCCCTATGCAGGGGCCACCTCAAAGGCAGGGAATGGCGTGATGGATGAAAAACAGGGCGCGTTTGCAGATTTAGATTTTAAAGATAAATTTGATGATTTTGATCTGCCTGTTTCTGGCAACATTAATATTGACGGCACCTCAAATGAACCACGTTCTGAATTGGATTTATACAGAACATTTGATGGCAGGATGGGCAGCATTAAACCCTCAATCGGCTACACTATTGAAGAAACAAAATCCAGAGACGGCATGGCTGACGTTGAAAACAGGGCCAGAACCGTGCGTCTTGGTCTGGATGGATCGACCAGATTGGGGCCAGTAGATTTAAGCGGAAACGTCATGGGCAGCAGAACCATGCAGGACAAAACCTATACGTTTCCTTTTGCCACCTTCACGCAGGGAAGCTCCAGCACATTTTCAAAGCTAGGCGCAGCGGCAAAGATGGGCGCGTTTGATTTTGAAATCAACAAGCAAAAATCAAGCGGCATGGAGCCAGTATATTCTGGATCGATTGGCATGAATTTTGGCGATGGTGGTCGCATTAGCTACTCTGACAGCAGCACTGGCGAACCAAGAATTGACGCCAGATATAGAATGGAGTTTTAGAGATGTGCGGTGGATATGGTGATACAGACGGTGATGGCAAAAGCGATGGCATAGGCGCATTTCTTACCGACATCACAGACGGCGGTGGTGCTGGTCGATCTGGCGCACGATTTAGTAGCGGCGACACAAGCGTATTAGATAGCAATAACGATAACTACGTTTCTGAAGCAGAATATATGCGGGGGCAATTAGCTTCTGAAGCCAACGAAGATCGCGGAAGAGGCGGCACTTTTGGCGATGCGTACAATGATGCACAGACGGGAATTAGCATGTTTAGCAATTCTTTCGGCGCACTACCACGGGGATCGATACGACAAGAGGCTGCATTAGGGCCAGAATATGGATCACCAATAGAGACAAAAAATATGGCTAGGTTCATGCAGGGCGGCGGCTTTACGGGCGCTGCTATCAGGGGGGTTAGTGGGCTTTTAGGTGGGGCGGCTGACGCTGCTGGAGATATGGGTCGAGCTTTGACCTTCCAAGAACAAAGAGAGCGCGAGGAACAAACACCAGAGCAGCAGGCAAGAAGTTTTGACAGCATCTTTAACACAGGTTCTTCTCAGTTCGATAAGTTACCAGAGGCTCAACGAGACGCTATTAT